GTCAACTGCACCGAAGTCGACCGCCGGCGCAACACGGCGAAAGCCCTGCGGCTGCCCGCGTCGCGGATCGTGCACTGCGACGGCTCCGGGTGGGTCACCGAGGACGCCGGGCTCGCCCCCTGCCCTCGGTGCAGCCCGTGGCTCCGCAAGCTGTACGGCGACCGCGTCGGTTGGCGCCGGTTCCTCGAAGGGGTCCCGATCCATCTGCTGATGCCGGAGATCCGGTTCGTCCACGGCCACCCGATGACCCCGGAAGGCGACCCGATGCCCGCACCGTGCGAGATCATCGCCGACCCGGACGCTCCGCAGCCGACGTTCGAGGAAGGCATCGAGATCGCCCAACGCGCCTACGTCGCCGAAGCCGCACGTTCCGGGCGCGAGGTGAACCTCAAGAAGTTCAACGCAACGGTGGGCATGATCCGTGATCTGTGACCTGTGCACAGGGTCGCACGAAACCCAGGTATGTCCTCGTGCCGTGAAGGTGGAGGCCGAGTGGGCCGCGTTCACCCCGCCGGCGGAACCCGTCGACATCGTCGCCCTGCTGATGTGGGGCGAGAGTCGAGGAAGAAATCCTAGGAAGGATGTTGCGGTAACTAGGACCTTGACGTAGTATGGGTGGTCCGGGGGATGCAGCCCCCGGACCAATCACAGCCCTAGGAGGACCCTGTGACTTCGATTACCGTACCCGCCTCCCTGCGGGAAGCCCAGACAGAACTGGGAACCCTGGGGATGCTGCTCACCGCAGCCGAATGGCATCGAGCAGCGATCATCGCGGCGTTCGTCGACAACCCCGACACCGCCAACGAGTTCGCCGCCCTCGGCATCACCGGACTGAAGACCAAGGAAACCGTGATGCTCTACGCCACGCGCTGGATCGAGACCCACGGCTCCCGCCCCGAACCCGGCTCCGAGGTGATCCTGCCCACCCTCGAATGGAAGGGCACCCGCACCGGCACCGACGGCCTCAACTCGGCCAAGGGCGCCCGTTCCACCCTGGAGAAGATGATCGACAAGCACGGCCCGAAGGCCGTCGCTGAGATGCTCACCGAACTCGCCCCGGAAGAGGCCGGAGAAGCCGTCGGCGCAGACCGCAAGGCGCTGTACGCAGCGAACGAGCTGGCCTACGCGCTCGGCAGTCACCGCGCCCCGCGCCCCGAGCGTGACGGCACCGCCGAGATGTCCGACGAGGGTGTCGCCTCGATCCACTACATCGAAGCCGGTGGCCACGCCGCCCGCTCCCGCCAGCTGCTGCTCGCCGCCGTCCGTTCGCACGGCACGGCCCGCGACATCATGGAACTGCGCGACAACGAGAAGGGGCTGCTCCGCACTCGCATGGAGCTGCGCCGCATCCTCGACTTGTGGGACGCCATCGCCGCCGGCGCACCGGCCGACCTGTCCGAGTTCGATTCGGAGGTGTCGGAATGAGTCGCGTCCACCCCATCGACCTGCGCGCCGAAGCCATCTTCGACGCCCTCGAACTCAACCCCAACGGGCTGACGCTGCGCGAGCTGCGTTCCGAACTGATCCGTCAGGGGCTGCTGTCCCCGTCGCAGAACATCCAGGCCGTCGTCGACGCCCTGAGCCGCCTGCGCCACCAGCTGTCCGCCGCCGGCGGTCACTCCCGCGACGAAGTGATCACCTGTGAGCGGGCGTCGATGAACTCCCGCTACCGACTGGCCGACACGCCCGAAGACGCCCGGATGTACCGGGCCACGCGGGCGAGCGAGATCATCTCCCAGATCCGCACCCTGGTCGCCCAGTGTGCAACCGAACGGGAGCGGTATCTCGGCCAGGAGGTGTTCACGATCGCCGCGATCGACTACCTCAACGACGCAGCACGCGAGTTGAGCCGTGGTGCGGCGGTGGTCATCGCCCCGTGACTATCGTGGCGTCATTCAGCCGCCACTGAAGCCAACAGCCTCCGACTCCTCCACTGGATCGGAGGCTGTTGCGCGCCCCAGCCAATCCGTCAACACCCGGCGAACACCCGGCGACATCTCATGCGCCCCGAACTGCATCAGCATCCCCGCCACCACATCCGCACGCGACGCACGCCCCGTCCCCAGCTGCCCCAAGAACTCCGGTCGGTAGTCGCGCATCCTCGACGCGTACCGCCGTGCGGCGCGCACCGTCATGTCCGGGTTGATCTCCCCCGACTCCATCCCGTCGAGCAGGATCTTCGGTGACAGCGCCTTCAACGCGTACATCGCCTGCCACGGCCGCGGCAGCAGCCGCAGCTTCTCGGCCGGCAGCTTCTCGTACGCCGCCGAGATGCCCATCATCCGCCGCGCGGTCTCCATCCCGAACGGCAGTTCCTTCTCGACCCACTCGTTGAAATGGTCCGGGTTCTGCGCCTTCGCCTGGCGCAACAGCGCCCCGACCCGCAACGCCAGCCCGTCGATCTCACGGATGATCTGGTCGCGGTAGTCCGCCAGCGTCCACCCCTCGGGGGTACTGTGACGCGTATGGGCGAGCTGCATCAGGTCGCAGGGTACATCCGCTGCCGTGACTGTGGGAGGTTGGTCCCTGAAGGGTTCGGCTTCCAGACGTCGCGTCGATGCTCGGAATGTTGGACCGGCAAGTCCCCTCTGCTCGCGTTGGAGGTGATGCACCGCGGATCGCGTCGCACCCTGCGGATCGTCTCCGGCAAGGACAAGGCGCGCTGGCCGAAGGGCGACCCTCGCGGCTGGAACAACGGTCCGGCCCGCAACTCGCGCTTCGCGGCATGGGGAAGGCTCCAGCAGCTGTTCCCCGACGTGTACGCGGTGATCCTCGACGAAGAACGGGTGAAACGCGGCCTGCACCCGATCGCCAGGTACAACCCGGTCGAGTACGAGGAAGTCGTGTCAAAGACATTGGACTTCAACGATGTCTACGATGCGCTTCGATCGTCAGGAGTCACCGATGGCCCGTGAGCGCGCCCGTCACCGCAGGCAAGGAAACGATGACGCCGTCTTCGCGGCGACCCCCATCGACCTGACCCGGCCCGAGGACGCCAAGTACGCCGCGACCATCATCCAGATGTCGAAGCAGAAGTCGAAGACCGCCTGGGACTGGTACGACAAGCTGGGCGAGATTCACTACGGCGTGTCGCGTTCCGCGAAGGTCGGTGGCTACGCCGAACTCGGCGTGTACCGGCTGAACAAGGACGGCTCGATCGGCAAGCAGGTCACCTCCGGTCTTCCAGGCGAGATCGCGGCCTCCCTGTACTCGCCGTACGGTGGCCAGCGCGGCCTGGTGGAACGCTTCCTCACGCTGATGAAGGTCCCCGCCGACTCGTTCCTCATCCAGATGATGAACGAAGGCCAGCCCGACGGGTACGACTTCGTCTCCGCAGACGAGCTGAAGGTCGTCGACCCCACCGCGCTGCTCGACGGTCGGTCGGGCACCTCGATCGAACGCGTCACCCTTCCGGCGAAGTCGCGTTGGAACGAGACCGAAGTCGGGGAGCGCATCGCCGCCGCCGAGTTCATCGGTCGCGTGTGGCGTCCGTCGTCGAGGTTCGTCGACATGCCCGACAGCCCGATGTCGGCTCTCGACGGCATGTGCGACATGCTCAACCTGCTCACGGTCGGGCTTCGCAGCAAGCTGATGTCGCGCCTCGCGTCGAACGGCGTCTTCTACGTCCCGAACGAGGTCAACGACGCCAAGTCCGCCGCCCCCTCCGGCCAGCCGGGCGAGTACCACCAGAACAAGGTGCTCAACGAGCTGATCAACGCCGCCGTCTACTCGGCCCGCAACCCGCAGGCGCCCGAGGCGGCGATGCCGATCTTCATGACCGGCCCCGGCATCCACGCCGAACAGTTCAAGCACATCATCATGGATCAGCAGGTCTACGAGACCGACATGAAGCTGCGGAACGAACTCATCGACCGCATCCTCACCGGCCTCGACGTCCAGCCGTCGCAGGTGAAGGGAACGCAGGACGCCAACCACTGGAGCGCATGGTCCGCGTCGGAAGACGAGCTGCGTGTCTCGGTGCGCCCCGACCTGGAGACGATGTGCTGGGCACTCACCCGCCTCGTGCTGTGGAAGCAGTTGCAGGACAAGGGCTTCACCCAGGGCCGCATCCAGAGCCACGTCGTCTGGTTCGACCTGTCCCGCGCGCAGTCGCACCAGAACATCGCCGAAGACGCCCGCCAGCTCTCCGACCGCATCCTGCTCGGCCCCGCCGCCACCCGCCTCGCCTCCGGCTTCGAAGAGCGCGACGCCCCCACCGACGACGAGTACATCCGTGCCGTCGGTGTCGCGTTGAAGATCCCGTACCTCGCGACGTGGGGCATGACGCAGACCGAGAAGTTCGACTGGGAGAAGATCGCCCCCTCTCCGAAGACCGGTCCCGCCCCCGACTCGCAAGCCCCCGACTCGAAGGTCCAGCCCGGCAAGGGCAACCCCGGATCACCGAATCCCGCCGACCGCGGGACCAAGACGCCCGCACGCTTGCGGCCCGCCTGAAGGAGAACACCATGGCCCAGATCGCAACCTACGGGAAGATGCCTTCGAAGATGCCGAAGGGCTTCTTCAAGGCCGTCGAGTTCCCCGTCCTCGCCAAGCTGGACGAGACCACCGGCGACCATCGGCGTCTCGCATCCGAGGGTGCGGGCACGCGCGATCTGCCGCTGTCGATCAAGTACGCGACGAAGACCTCCTACGGCCATGAAGGCGCCGAAGTGTCCGGCGCGCTGTTCGAGGTGACCGTCGACCCCGACACCCACAAGATGTCGGGCCGCGGCTTCCTCCTCGACGACGAGCACGGTCGCCGGCACGCCCGTCTCGCCTACGTCGGCGCACTGCGCGGCAACTCGGTCGACCTGACCGAAGTGAAGGCCAAGTTCGTCGAAGACATGGAGACCGGCGACTACTGGATCGAGTTCTCCGAGTTCAAGATCGGCGCCACCACCGGCGTCGCCACCCCCGCGTTCGCGGACGCACGCATGGACGTCGTCGATGAGATGTCCGACGACGAACTGGTCGCGTCGATGACCGTCGCCGAGTCCCCGATGACACCTCTGGTGATCGCGCCGGCGGACGAGCACTTCATCCACATCGTCGGCGAGCCCATCATCGAAGAGGTCACCGCCTCCATGGCGACCACCGTCCCGTTCGAGGCGTTCTACATGCCCGAAGCGGACCACCCGCAGAAGATCGTGGTCGACGCCGAAGGGCGCGTCTACGGCCATCTCGCCGTGTGGAACACCTGCCACGACGGCTACGACAACTGCCTCCTGGTGCCCCGCCCCACCGACGGGTACGCCAGCTTCAACCAGGCCGGTCCGCTGACCGAGCGCGGCCAGGTCGAGACCGGCCCGATCTTCGCTCTCGGCGGACATCGCAAGGCGAAGAGCGCGCCGACGATCGAGCAGGCGTACGGCGGCATCGAGAACTCCTGGGCTGACGTGCGTGTCATCGAAGGCCAGCACGGCCCGTGGATCTCCGGCCTCGTCCGCCCCGGCGTCTCCGATGAGCTGCTGTACGCGGTGCGCGCCTCGCGCATCTCTGGCCACTGGGTGAACGGTCGGCTGAAGGCGATCGTCTCGGTCAACGTCCCCGGCTACGAAGTCCCCGGCTCGGGCGAGTTCAACGTCGACTTCTCGACCGGCTTCGCGTTCGCCACCAACGATCAGGGCGTGTCCGAACTCGTCGCCTCGTTCCCTGGCTGCCTCGAAGTCGAAGAGGTCCCGTCGAACCAGTTGACGCTGTCGTTCTCGAACACCGCCGACCTCACCACCGTCGCCTCTGCTGTGATCGGCGCCCTGCCCGCGAACGGCAGCTACTTCACGATCACCCCGACGTGGACGACGACGACGACGGTCACTCCCAACATCTTGACGCTCGCAGGCTCCGGCCCCGGCGTCGTCGTGGAGGAAGAGCCGGAAACCGCCGAGGTCGACGAGCAGCGCGCGTGGGCGGATGAGCAGCTCGCCATTCTCCTCGAAGACGACCGCGACCTCGACGACGAGTCGTAGACAAATCTCAACCCGACCGGCAACACTGCCATCAACCACCGATCTACAGGAGGCTCGTCCCATGTGGCCCCAGGTTCCAGACATCAAGTCGCTCAGCGCCTCCGAGGCTCGGGCGTTCGCCCGTGAGATCCGGCTCGCCGCCGCCGCCGCACTGCGCGCCGGTCTCGACGACGAAGGCCGAGTCGAGTACGACGCACAGATGGCAGTCCGCGAGGCGTTGCTGACGCACGCGGCTGACCTCGCCGCCGCAGAGGCGTTGGAGTCCGACACTTCGGATGACGAGCCCGAAGCGCCGGCAGCCGACCCGGAGCCCGAGGTCGAGCCCGCCGCCGAAGAGGAGCTGTCGACCAAGCCGGTCCCCACCTCCTTCGGTGCGCCCGCCGTCGTGACGGCCACCCCCGCCCCCGTGGCAACCCTCCCGGTGGTCCGTACGGCCCCCGAGTACCTGTTCGCCGTCAACGGCGTCAACGGCAAGCAGCCCGGTGACCCGTTCGAGTCGTGGGCCGAAGTGTCCGCGGCTGCGGCGAAGCGTTCGGCCTCGCTGAACCCGGCCACGAGCGAGCGGTTCGAGATCGCCCGCATCAAGGCCAACTACGGCCCCGATCGGATTCTCGGCGACGACGTCATGTTGAACGCCGTGAAGTTCGAGCAGGACAGCGAGCTGATGGCAGCCTTCTGCCCGCCGGCGACGCCGTACTACAACATCGGCTGCGCCAACACGCTGCGCCGCCCGGTGTTCAACAGCCTCCCCGGCTTCCAGGCTCCCCGCGGCCGCGTGAGCATCATGCCCTCGCCGTCGCTGGAAGACATCACCGGCGGCTACGGCCAGTGGACGTCCGATGACGACGTCAACCCCGCCGCCGAGAAGGACGCCTGCCAGACGATCACCTGCGGCAGCCCCACCGAGTACGAGATGTACGGCGTGTACCGCTGCCTGACCGTCAAGAACATGATGGCCATGACCTACCCCGAGCTGGTCGAGGCGTACCTCAACCGTCTCGGCGCCGCCCAGGCCCGCTTCGCCGAAGAGTTGATGCTCAACGCGATGGCCACCTCGGCGACCGACGTCCAGGCTCCCGGCCTCGGCTACGGCGGCTCGGTCAGCATCACCTCGACCATCCTCAACTACCTGGCTCTGTACCAGGAGACGCAGCGTTGGGACCTCCCCAACGGGATGCACGCCTGGATGCCCCGCTGGGTGCTGTGGGCGATGAAGATGGACATCCTGCGCCGCCGCCGGGTCGACACCGGCTTCTCGGTGCCGTCGGATGCTCAGATCGAGGGCATGTTCCGTGACGTCGGCGTCAACGTGACCTGGTTCATCGACCGCCCGACCTGGGCTGTGGCCGTGAACCCGATCCACACCGCCAACACCCTGAACCCGCTGCCGACCTCGGTCGACATCCTGCTCGCCCCTCCCGGCAAGTTCGCCGCGATCGACCGTGGCGAGCTGGCCATCGGCGTCACCGGCAACAACATCTACCGCGACAACGAGAGCAACAAGCGGAACCAGTTCACGTTCTTCTTCGAGAACTTCGAGGGTGTCGTGGATGCCAGCTGCGAGCCGGCCCACCTGCTCAACGTCCCGGCTTGCTGGAACGGTGTCCAGATCGACGACATCGTCCTGACCTGCGACGGTCTCGACGAGGTCGGGTACCAGAGCTGACAACGTCGACGACGTGAGTCGAGTTAGGGGGGGTCGGGGCATCGGCCCCGGCCCCCCCTTCTGATTGGAGGTGAGTCATGGCCAACTACATTCGAGGGGCGAAGGGTCGCTTTGCCGGCTCCAGGGGCGGCAGTCGCGGCGGCGGTGGCCGTGGCGGTACTGGTGGTGGGTCGGCGGTCTCCCGGCACGCCAGGGGGTCCGGTGACATCGGTGGCGCGGCGGCGCGTGGCAATGCGCTGACGCGTGCCAACCAGGGTCGCCCGGTGATGCTGATGAACAAGGGTCAGATGATCGGGACGGCGACGCGCAAGGGCGGGTTCGCTCGCACCAACCGCGGGACGACGGTCACATACCAGAACCGCCGCAACGGTTCGACCCGCTCCATGGAGTCGATGGTGGTGGCTCGGGCGCGCAACGGCAGGGCCATCTTGGTCCGCAACAACAACACCACCCGTCCCGGCAGCCGTCCGACCCGCGCCCCGTTCCAGCGTGGCCTCACGAGGCGGACCTCGCTCGTCGTCCAGCGTTCCAACGGCCAGGTGGCGCGCGTCAAGATTTACAGCCAGAAGGTGCGCGTGCCTCGCGACCTGTCGCCGGGTGCCAGCCGGGCCGCACGCACCGCTACTGTCATCAGCCCGCGAGGGAGAAGGAGTCCGTAACCATGCCTACCGGAATGGAAATGCCCATCACTCTGCCGGTCGGCGCGGTGCAGCCGCGCCGCCTGGTCGACATCATCTCCCGTCTCCCTCCCGGCGCCGATCCGAACCCGCTGCGGTGGATCAACGGCGTCTCCTGGGAGCCGTGGCAGTGCTACGCGCTGGTCGTCGACAGCGACGATGACTGCGATCCGCTCCAGGGCGACATGCCGGTCGGGCTGACGCCGCACGAGTGCGTCAACCATCTCGTGCAGAAGTCCTTCCGCATCAACGATGCGATGAAGATGACCCTCCTCGACCCCGCCGCCGTGACGGTGCCCGAGGTGATGGTGTTGCGCTACAACATGCAGATCGGCGCCACCTTCGCCGCCGAGCTGCTGTCCGCTGATGGCTCTGGCGGCTACGGGCTGGCGAACGTCGCCACCGCTCCCAATGGCGCCGCGTTCGCCGACCCGCCCTCGTCTCCGGCGTACGGGTTGCAGGTGTTGGAGCAGGAGATCGCCGAACGCCTCCAGGGTGGTGTCGGCATCATCCACTGCGGCCCCGGCATCCTGTCGCGTCTCGTCGCCGAGTGCGGCGTCCGGCTCAACCTCAACAACGTGTGGGAGACGCCGGCCGGCAACATCGTCATCTCGGACGCGGGCTACATCAACGCCCCCGAGCCGACCGGCGGCGCCATCTCCGGCGAAGGCTCGGACTGGATGTACGCGTCTGGCCCGGTGTGGTTCGAGGCGACGTCCCCGATGGCGATCGGCATCGGTCGCGAGACGCTCGAAGGCAAGGACGAGAACTCGACGACCCCGTGGGATCGGAACACGATCGTCCAGTACCTCCAGGGCTTCGGCATCCTCGTGTTCGATCCCTGCCCCGTCACCGCCGTCCTGGTCGGCTTCAACGAACTCAACGAGCCCTACGGCTCGTGAGTCCATGACATACCCCACAGCGCCCGCGTAGAGTGCCGCCCATGGAGGCGCCGCGCATGATCTCGACCGAAGACATCATCCGCGCGGCCGTCAAGGCTGGCGACCGGTCTGTGCTCCGGGCGCCCCGTGGGGAGAAGACGATCTGGGCCGGTCTGCGCCGGATGAGGGTCCGCACGGCCGGCGAGAAGATGTTGTACCTGCCGAACGGTTCGGTGGTGAAGATCACCACCGACGCATCCGGGGTCGCCACACAGATCGAAGAGACCGAACATCTTCACGCCATCGCCCGACCGCATGGCATCAACCTGAACACCATCCGTCAGAAGGAGAGGTCATGAGCGACGTCCGCCGCGATGAGATTGCAATGGAGCTGGAGTGGCTCGACACGCGCGAAGCGTTCGTCGCCGCGAAGGCCACCCGAGATGCCGACCCGGATGGCTACGCCGCCGCGAAGGCGAAGATGTCCGAGATGCGCGCCTACTGGCGTGGCATCGGCGAGTACCTCGGTCTCCGCACCCCCGCAGGGGCCATCGGCGTCACCAACGGCGACGCCCCGACCGACGTCCCCCAGGAGGGCTGATCCATGTCCATCACCGCAAGTGGCCTCTATGGCCTCTCCATCGAGAAGATGATGATCGACACCCTCGGCGAGTCGTTGGAGGCGGAAGATCACTACATGCTGCTGGTCACGGACACGTACACGCCGAACTTCGACACGCACGCGCTCTACAGCGACATCACCAACCAGATCGGCGCCGGCGGCGGCTACACCACGGGTGGCACGACGATCACCACCACTGAGGTGACGGTCGCCTCCCCGGCTGCCGGTCAGCTGAAGTGGGACCACGACGACGCCACCTGGGCTGCGTCGACGATCACCAACGCGATGGCAGGCATCGACCTGACCAACGTCGCAGGTCTGGCTGCCGCCAGCAACCAGCTGATCGCCTGCCTCGACTTCGTCACCGCCGTGTCGACCGTGTCGGGCCTGCTGACCGTCCAGATCGCAGCCAACGGCGTCTTCTACCTCGACTACACGCCGTGATCTGAGAGGCTCCCATGTCCGACCTCACCGACTTCATCAGCGGTGCGGACGAGCCTCGCCCGGTCACTCTGGCGTTCACCGCGGACGGCGTGCCGTTCACGGTCAACCTCCAGGCCGACACCGACCCAAGCACCTACTGGGCTGAGGCAGCGTCCGCCATCGTCAACGTCAACGCCGACTCGATCGTCTCAGTGTCGCTGCACTACGAGCTGGGGCAGGTGAGCCTGTTCGCCGCTGACGGCACCGAGCGCGTCATCGAGGTGATCTTGACGTGACGGCCATCGCCGACCTCTCCGGGCTGATCAACCGGGCCACCGGCGGCAACTCCGGCACGCCTGAGAACCTGTGGTTCACGAAGGTCGCTCGACAGGCGGGTGCCGCCGCGACGGCGACGATCATCGGCCGCGCCGTTTCGCTGTGGACCTTCGACGGCAACCCCAGCGCGGGCGTCGCTCCGACGACGGCGGCGATCCCCGTCAACACCACCGCTGGTGGGATGCAGCAAGTCGACCCTGGCGGCGGCAGGCAGAAGTGGCTGTACTCGGTGTGGGCGACCGGGCTCGTCGCCGGGTCACTGATTCTCTACGACCGACTGCTGCACATCGGTGGCCTGTCGGGCACCACCGCCACGGCGCAGAACGTGCAGACCACCACCCCGACCCCGGCGCTGACCCGGTACACGGACGGCATCGGCAACATCGCCTTCGCGGAAATCTACACAGCCCTCGGTGGGACCACTTCTTCGATCGTGATGTCGTACGTCGATCAGGCGGACAACACCCAGGACTCGCCGGCCGTGGTGTTCGGAGGCACCGGCTTCACAGAGAGGAACCGCGTGATCTTCTTGCCGAACGCGGCCGGGGACAAGGGCATCAAGGCGGTCAAGACCGTCACCCACGCCACCACCGGCACCGCGGGCAACTACGGCGTCACCATCGGGCACCCGTTGGCCGAGTTCGCCATCGGAGCGGCCGGCGTCGCCGGGTGGCGCGACTTCTCGACCGGCCTGCCGGGCATCCCGGAGATTCTCACCGACGCGTGCCTCGCGCTGCTGTGGGTCCCGGCCACCACCACCGCGCCGGAGCTGATCGGATCGCTGTCGATGGTCGAGGCGTGACATGGCCATCACGAACCTCGCACAACTGGTCGAAGGCATCGAGTCGGGTGGCCCGGAGGACCTCGGTTTCACCGTCACCACCGTCACCACGATCGCCGGCAAGCCGTACAACCTGTGGGTGCCGAAGGTCCCTGCTGGCGCGGCACCAACCACGGCGGTCGCTCCGACTCGCGCGACGACTGGCGCGCTCGGCCAACAGAACGGCGGCACCGGTCAGCTCGGCGTCGCCTGCGCCAACATCGCCGCCAACGGCATCTCGGGCGTCTACATGCTGGTCGACATCCTCTCCCACCAGGGAGGGCTGGTCGGCAACGTCACCACCT